ATACGTCAAGCACCCAAGCACATGGCTCAACCAAGGCTGTTACGACGACGACCACGCACAGATCGTCCATGACAACGCCGGGAGAGATAACAAAAAGCCTCGAAGCATCTTTGAAATCGGGGATGAAGTTGCAGCCCGTATGGGGTGGGAGTGACACGCACGATGTTGTGGGATTTGATATTGCTAATGTTGACATGACACATTTAGACGAGGCGGTATCAGCTTGTGAGCCAATGCCCAAGAGGGATATTGCGCGGCTGGTTCAAAAAATGATCTTAACAATGCCGATGCGAAACATGGACGACATGGATAAGGCTGCTATAATAGCAATATATGTTGAGGACTTGGAAGAATACCCGTCAGACGTTGTCGAATACGTTTTGATGACGATACGCAGGTCGAGTAAGTTTTTCCCAGCGTGGGCAGAGCTTTACGAGAACCTTGAACTTTGGGGCAGGCGTAGGATGATGATCAAAGAAGCAATAGAAAGGGCAATCAGTGACTGACATCATAGCAACACTTGAAGAGCGAGCAAAAACACATGGGGATTTTACTGAGGTGGCATTTATTTCACAAACCATCAAAACGCTGATCAATCAATCAAAGGTTGACCTGCCAAACGAACAACGTGAAGCACTTGACCTTATTGCGTCAAAAATAGGGCGTATAATCGCAGGGAACAACAACGAGATCGACCACTGGCGCGATGTTGAAGGCTATGCTAGATTAGTACGTCAACGACTTGAAAGAACGGAGGATAAATAAATGTCACTATACGACAACATCCACGCGAAACGGAAACGGATTAAAGCTCAAAAAGCTGCGGGGAAGACACCAGAGCGGATGCGCAAGCCCGGCTCTAAAGGTGCGCCAACGGCTAAGTCATTCAAGGCAGCAGCCAAGACAGCTAATCCAGCACCAAAGAAAAAGAAATAACGATGGCAACAAAACCCGCAAAAGGCAAAGCCAAAGTCAAAGTCACAGCCTCTGGTAAAAAAGTCAGTTACGGTCAAGCTGGCAAAGCCAAAGGTGGTGGCGCACGGGTAAAGCCGGGAACTGCAAAAGGCAACTCATACTGCGCAAGATCGGCTGGTCAAATGAAGGACCACCCCAAGGCAGCAAAGAACCCAAACAGCCCGTTGCGTCTTAGTCGTAAGCGGTGGAAGTGCGCTGGAAGTAAATCAACAAAATAGCAGGATAAAATGAAACACAAAAATAACATATGGCCAGCGGACAAAGTAGAGCGAAGAAAAACAGACTCACTTGTTCCGTATGCTCGCAACTCACGAACGCACAGCGAGCAGCAAGTGTCACAGATAGCGGCCAGCATTAAAGAATGGGGATGGACTACGCCTGTATTGATTGACGAAGAAGGCGGCATCATTGCAGGTCATGGCAGGGTACTAGCAGCGCAGAAACTTGGCATAGATGAAGTTCCTACAATGGCAGCGACAGGTTGGACTAAAGCTCAGAAGCAAGCATATGTCCTTGCAGACAATCAACTGCCCCAGAACGCAGGGTGGGACATGGACCTGCTATCAGTTGAGATGAAAGACTTGGACGCAGAAGGCTTTGACCTTTCGTTGATGGGTTTTGACGACGACATGATGGCGAATATGCTCAATGAAGAAACCGAAGGGCTGACCGACGAGGACGCGGTGCCGGAAGTCCCTGACGTTCCAGTAACGGTTGAGGGCGATATTTGGGTGTTAGGTAAGCATCGTTTGATGTGTGGGGACTCGACTAGCATTGATGCGGTTGATAAGCTGATGGGCGGCGTTAAAGCCGATATGGTGTTTACAAGCCCGCCTTATAACGCGAATACGAAAGCTGGTGATGGCGATATCTTCAATAAGAGGAAATCAAAGAAGCTGTACGCTGATGGTTATTCGGACAATCTAGGTTCAGAGCAATATATTAAATTTACAAAAGACGTTCTTGAAGTTTGCTTTATGAATACGGATGGATTTGTATTCTGGAATGTTAGCTATAACGCTAATTCCCGCAATGAGTATATCAAACAGATCGAAGACAGAATTGATTTTCTTGTGGAGCAAATTTGCTGGAAAAAAAGCAGTACAATTCCGTTTAAGGGCTGCCTGATGAGGGATTGGGAGCCTGTATACATATTTTCAACAAACAAGCAGGGTCTTAATTTAAAGAATGTCGTAAGCAATTTCTGGGAGATCAGCAACACTGGGTCGCAGCAAGAAAATCACAAGGCTTGCTTCCCCGTTGCTTTGCCAGAGAAAGCCATCGGTCTAGTGAATAAGAATACAGGAATTGTCTTTGAGCCATTTTCAGGAAGCGGCACAACATTAATTGCTTGCGAGAAAACAGGCCGAGAAAATAGAAGCATGGAACTAGACCCCAAGTACTGCGACGTGATTATAAAACGCTGGTGTGATTTCACCGGGAAAGATGCTATAAACGAAGCAACGGGTGAGAAATTCCCGACTATAAAGGCAGAATGATGGCAAAGAAGCCCGTAAAACGTGTCACAAAGCCAAGCCACAAGCCAACGGATGAGACTAAGAAGCTGGTCAGGCAATGGACTGGACTAGGGTTTCAGCAAGAGCGTGTTGCTCGAAAGCTGGACATTGACCCTAAGACATTGCGCAAGCATTACCGTGACGAGCTAGACCTTGGCGCTGACGAAGCCAACGCAATCATGGGCGCTGCATTGTTCAACAAGGCAAAGAACGGTGACACAGCAGCTTTGATCTTTTGGATGAAAACACGTTGCGGCTGGTCTGAGAAGCAAATCCATGAGCTTCAAGGCAAGGACGGAGGACCAGTAGTTCTATGGCCTACGAAATAGGTAGAGCTTACGACTTCGCACACGACTTAGTCGGCCCTTCACGCTACAAAGCGATGTACGGAGGCAGGGGTAGCGCCAAGTCACATTTCTTTGCAGAATGTATGGTTGGGAACGCTGGTGGCACAAAAGGGTTCAGAGGCGTATGCATCAGAGAGGTGCAGAAGTCTCTGCAAGAATCAGCCAAGCGTCTGATCGAAGACAAGATTGCAGCCATGGGTATGGAAGACAAGTTCGACATCCAAAAGGACCGTATCATAACACCGGGCGACGGGGTCATCATCTTCCAAGGTATGAACCAGCACAACTCCCACTCTATCGCGTCGTTGGAAGGTTTCAATGTTGCGTGGGTTGAAGAGGCTGCAACTCTCAGCGAGACATCACTCCGATTACTCAGGCCGACGATAAGGTCAGAGGGTTCTGAGATTTGGTTCAGTTGGAATCCAAGGTTTGCCGCTGACCCGGTCGATAGGTTCTTCCGAGGCCCAACCCCGCCTGACAATGCAATCATTCGGAAAGTCAATTACGACGAGAACAAGTTCTTCCCTGACACGTTGGAGCAAGAGCGTCAGCACGACTATAACAACCTGCCAGATATGTACTCACACGTCTGGCTTGGTGAACACATGCCAATGGCTGCAAATGCAATATTCAACATGACGAACATTCACGAGAACCGCAGAGACGAAGCGCCTCTGATGAACAGGGTATTGGTAAGTGTTGATCCTGCTATATCGAATGAGAGCGGGTCTGACGAGCACGGCATAACAGTCGGCGGCATCGGCGAAGACAAGCGCGGCTATCTCTTGGACGACGTGACAATGAAAGGCTCGCCCCGCCAGTGGGCTGAGAGAGCCATAGCAACGTATGACCGATACGAGGCAGATGCCATTGTCGTTGAGCGAAACCAAGGTGGCGACATGGTGCGGCACACACTTCACACGGTTAGACCAAACATTAAGATAGTTGAGGTTGTCGCAACTCGTGGAAAACACGTCCGTGCGGAGCCTATCAGCGCATTATACTCAAGCAACACGATAAGCCATGTTGGGTCGTTCCCAGAGCTTGAGATGCAGCTTTGTCAGATGACATCTGCGGGGTACGAGGGGCCAGGGTCGCCGGATCGAGTTGATAGCGCCGTCTGGCTTTTCACGGAATTGTTCCCGGCGTTGATACGCAAAAAGCCTAACAAAACACGTCAGCCAAAGCGCGGGGGATGGATGGCTTGAGAAATATGTGGTTATGTGTTAATTTTTAAAATCTTTTAACGCTTTGAGGGCGAATGAATGGCAATGTACGATGGCGACAACAGCGGGTCTTCCGAAGAAGATCAACTTGAAGACATCCACGAGGAAGCCCTAGAGCAGTTTGAACAGTCTCAGGAAGTGTGGGAAGAAAACCAACGTCGCTATGAGCAGGACGTGAAGTTTGCCCGTATGGGTGAGCAGTGGGACGACAACGACGCAGAACGACGACGCCAAGATGGTCGGCCAATGCTGACAGTAAACAGGTTGCCGTCGTTTATCCGTCAAGTATCTAACGACGCAAGACAGAACAAGCCGCAGATCAAGGTTATGCCGCAGGACAGTTCTGGCGATCCAAACACAGCGGAAGTCCTCAACGGACTAATTAAAAACATTGAAAACATCTCAAAGGCTGACCTTGCATACGACACTGCAATCGATTGCGCCGCGTCTGGCGGCATGGGGTACTTCAGAGTTGACGTAGACTATAGTGACGCAGACACGTTTGACATGGACATCAGGATCAATCGCATCCTCAACCCGCTGACAGTTTACCCAGACGCCAACTCAACCGCAGCAGACTCTAGCGACTGGGATTATTGTTTTATTACGGAGATGATGCCACTTGACGAATTTGAGGTGGCCTACCCTGACGCAGACCCGATTGACTTCAACGCGGGTTCATACACCGACAGAGAGGCGTTGTGGTTTGAGGACAAGTCAGTCCGTCTCGCTGAGTACTGGTGCCGCAAGCAAGAAGAATACGACATCCACCAGCTAGACACTGGCGACGTTGTGACAGACGAGATGCTTGACGAGATGCAGGCCACGCTAGATGCAATGGGCATCCAAGTGGTGAAGACGCGCAAGTCAACGAAAAGCGTTGTGAAACGATACGTTCTGAACGGTCAAGAAATTCTGGAGACCGACGAGTGGGAGGGGTCGTTTATTCCTGTCATTCCCGTTTATGGCGAAGAGGTTTATCACGAGGGCGAGCGACACTTCTATAGCTTAATTCACTTCGCAAAAGATGCGCAGCGGATGTACAACTACTGGAGGACAACAACGACAGAGCTAGTCGCATTGGCTCCAAAAGCTCCGTGGATAGGCCCAGCAGGTTCGTTTGATACAGACCTGCAAAATTGGCAAGTAGCCAACACTGAGACGCTTCCATTTCTAGAATACGACGGCGATGTCCCGCCACAGCGTCAGCCGTTTGCTGGACCACCAGCCGGAGCGCTACAAGAAGCACTAAACGCATCAGACGACATGAAGTCTGTGATGGGTCTACACGATGCTTCTATGGGCGCACAGTCAAACGAGATCAGTGGCGTAGCGATCAGCAAGAGAATACGCGAGGGCGACACGTCAACGTTTCATTTCATTGACAACATGAGCCGCGCCATTCGCCATGCTGGCATTGTTATCCTTGACCTGATCCCACACATATACAGCCAAGATCGTATCCTGCGGATTATCGGGCAAGACGAGCAACCGCAGACCGTTCGAGTTAACGCGCCATTCCAATCTAAAGAAGAAATGCTCCCAGATCATGCGAAGAATCAAATGGAAGCCATTAACAGCGTATACGACTTGCGTGTCGGAAAGTATGACGTTGTGGTCAAGGCTGGGCCGTCATACACGACCCAACGTGAAGAGGCTAGAAACAGCATGATTGCCTTGCTCCAAGCGTTTCCACAGGCAGCGCAGGTCACCGGAGACTTGGTTGTTGAGAGCATGGACTGGCCAAACGCTGACGCCTTCGCTAAACGCTTGAAAGCTATATTGCCACCGGGCGTAATTGACGAAGCGCAAGACCCGCAAGCTGCGGCACTCGCAAATCAAGTCAAAGAGATGGACGCAGTCATTCAACAGTTGATGGCTGGCCGTGAAGCAAAGATGGCAGAGATTCAAGTGGATCGTGAGAAGCTAGGGATTGATTCAGCCAACGCTGAGACTAACCGCTTGAAGGCTGAGACGGAGCGCCTCAAGGCTGAAGTCGATGCAGAATACAAGCGTCAACAGTTAGAGCTAGACGCAGCAAAGGCAATGCAGCAAGACCCGGTAGACGACACGCCTGTTGTCATTAAGCAGATGGAGTTGAGCCATGACCAAGCGAAGGTTGAAATTGATTCCGCGCTTGAGGAAAGAAAGCTGTCGATTGAAGAGGCGAAAGTATCTATTGACCAGCAGAGATTAGACATTGAACGGTTCAAGGCTGAAGCTGATGCAAGCGTAATGGTCTCAGAGGCAATGGCACCAGAGATAGACATAAGCATTGTTGACTTGGCTAACGGAAAAGATTTGGAATAACATAGATACAATGGGTGTGGTTCTTGTTGTAGCGGCAGCAACAAGAGTAGCCAAAAATAACGTCATTCCGACGTTGTTACTTATTCTTGCCGATTATTAGGGTTTTTGTTATGATAGAAGAAGAAATGGGTAGCGTTGCAGTTGACACGTCCATGCCTGATGCTGATGAAGTCGAATACGACCAGCCTGATGCAGATGAAGAAGTCACTGGAGAGGACGATAACAAGTCCATTGACACGGAGCCTGACGAATATGACGGCTTCGATGACGACGACGAAGACGACGATGATGAGTCTGAATCTGAAGAGTTGTCGGGCAGTGTCGAGATTGAGTTCGACGGCAAGAAGTTTAAAGTTCCGGCAGAAATCAAAGATGCGGTTATGCGGGAACAGGACTACACTCACAAGACTCAAGCGCTCGCAGAGCAGCGGAAGGTCATTGAGGCTGAACAACAGCAATTTCGTCAATATGCCGAAGTGTCAGCGGCTCATTCTGAGAATATGGCAAACATTGCGGCGATTGATCAACAGTTGTCACAATTCCAAGCCTACGATTGGAATGCAGCTTATGACGCAGATTTAGCTTCCGCGACCAAGCTCCGACATCAGATGGAGCAGTTAGGGCAAGCGAAAAACGCTCTCGTTCAAGATGTACAGGTAGCCGAACAGAAGCGTCAGCAGATTTACAACGAAAACTTGGCCACGACGGCCAAGCGCACTGACGACGCAATGCGGTCTGAAATTCCAAACTGGGGCGACGAGCTTAAAACTGAGCTTGGCAAGTTTGCAGTTGAGACAATGGGGTTCGATGCAGAATCAGTATCGAAGGCAGTAACACCTCAAGAGATCAAAGCAATCTACTATGCACAAGTTGGGTACAAAGCTATTCAAGCGGCGAAGTCTAAAAGCGCCAAGTCGAAGCAGCCTGTTGAGGCAAAGAAGCCACCAAAGGCAGTTAAAGCAAGGCGACAGAGGGCACCGTCAGACCTCTCCAAGATTTCCGATCCTGCCACATACAGAGAGGCATACATGGCTCGGAAGCGTAAACAAGGATAACGACTATGGCTAACACTAACCTAACGATTGATATGATCACCAACCAAGCGTTGATGATCCTCCATCAAAAACTTAACTTTATCGGTTCCGTCAACCGTCAATACGATGCAAGTTTTGCAAAGTCTGGCGCTAAAATTGGTGACACTCTCCGCGTTCGTTTACCAAACGAATACACTGTTCGTTCTGGCGCAACACTTTCCGCGCAAGACACGACAGAGACAAGCGTTGCTCTCCCGGTTACAAACCAGAAGGGCGTTGACGTTAACTTCTCATCTGAAGAATTGACGATGGACATCGACAGCTTCTCAGAGCGGATTCTTGAGCCAGCAATGTCAGTACTTGCAGCCAATATCGAGCACGACATGATGGATAGCGTTTACAAAGAAGTATACAACTTTGTAGACAACGCTGGTTCTGCAATGACGTTTGCAAAAGCTCTTGAAGCTGGCAAGCGCCTTACAGACAGCCTTGCTCCATATGATGCGCGTTGCCTTAACTTGGACACGCAATCAAACATCGATATGGTTGACGCTCTCAAGGGCTTGTTCAATGCTCAAGACAAACTTTCTAGCAACTACAAGCAAGGTCGCTTGGCTGGTCCGTTTGCTGGCTTTGACGGCATTTACGAAAACACCCTGTGGCCAACTCATACCTCTGGTACTGACGACGGCACGGGTGATCACCTTGTTGACGGCGCAAGCCAAGTTGGCTCGGCAATCACTACAGGCTCAGAAGGTTCTGGCACGTTGACGGCAGGTGACATTGTCACAATTACTGGCGTTAACCGCGTACACCCAGAGACCAAAGCTGACACAGGCGAGCTACAACAGTTTGTTGTAACTTCTGACTACAGTGCATCAGCAACTACTCTGAACATCTCCCCGGCAATTGTCGTATCAGGTGGTGCTCAGAACGTTACTGCTTCACCAGCGAACGACGCTCCGATTAACAAACTCGGTGGCGGTGCTTCGTCTGTCTACTCATGCTCAATGGCATATCACAAAGACGCATTTGCTTTTGCAACGGCTGACTTGGTAATGCCAAAGGGTGTTGACATGGCTGCTCGTAAGCAGCTTGACGGCGTCTCAATGCGGATCGTCCGTGACTACGACATCAACAACGACAAGTTCCCTTGCCGTATGGATGTCCTCTACGGGTACAAGGCTATCCGTCCACAGTTGGCTTGCCGCATCGGCAACAACTAAGTAGAATGGCGGGGAGGGTTTCTGCTCTCCCCGTTTTCTTTTATTGGAGGGGTAACATGGCGTCTCGTTGTAAGGTATACCGTAAAAACAATGACGGTGGGTTTGACCAAATGATTGTCAACCGCGCAGATATCCCTTCTGGTTGGTCACCAGACCCTGGCGCTGTTGATAAGCCTACCCCTGTTGTAAAGCCTGTGAAGGCTGTGAAGTCGCGCAAGGGGAAGAAAAATGGCAATAACTAATTACACCAATTTAAAGACAACCCTTGCCGATTACTTGCACCGCTCTGATTTATCAGACACGGTGCTTTCTAACTTCGTGCAGTTTGCTGAATCTCGATTGAACAGAAAGCTACGTCTGCTCCAACAAGAGACGACGACAACGCTGTCAGTCCCTGCTGGGACAAACACTATTGCATTGCCTTCGGATTGGATTGAGACAATCGACGTTATCCACTCGGATGACAAAGATTCTTTGACGGCTCAGTCAGTCAAGAACCTAAACAGCCAGACAAGTTATGGGTCAACTTCGGGCAGACCAAGACTTTACGCCATCACTAATGGCTACAACTTGCTGTTCAATATAATCACAGACAAGGCATACGACCTTTCATTGAACTACTTTAACAAGTGGGACGTTGAGACAGACGACACGAACTGGCTTCTGCAAAATGCACCAGATGCATATTTGTATGCGTCACTTCTTGAGGCGAAAGCATACACCAAGAAGCTGGAAGACGTGGGACTGTGGTCAAGTGGTCTTGATGTTGCAATAAATGACTTAAATCGTAACGACAACCGTTCTCGTCGTAACGCAACTTCCCGCGTTGATAGCGCCATTATTAAGGCTGGCCGATTTGACATAAACAGGGGTTATTAAGATGCTTGAATTCGGTTCTTGGGAGCCTGACAAGGCCGACTATCAAAACCCCGGCGCAACAATTGCTCAGAACGTTCTCTCGACCACAGGTTCATCATATGGGCCTATGCCAAAGTTGTCGTCAGTTGTGGACGCGCTGACTGAGCGGCCAAGGGGCGCTGGAGCGTTCCGTGCTTCGGATGGTACGTTTGCAACATTTGCAGGGGATTCAAGCGATCTATACAAATTAAATGCTACAGCATGGGACGAAATCTCAAAGAGTACTGGAGCCTATACTGTCGCTGCGAAAGACAACTGGGAGTTCATTTCATACGGCAACAGAGTTATTTGTTGCAACGGTCACACAGACCCAATACAGAGCTACGTTATGCTCTCCAGTTCCGACTTTGCTGACTTAGCAGCCGCAGCGCCGCGAGCAAAACACATTGCTGTCATTAACAATTTTGTCATGACGGGGAACACTTGGGACTCAACAGACGGATCGGTTCCTAACCGTGTTTGGTGGTCATCCATTGACGACCCCACTACGTGGCCGTCTATTGGGTCAAGCGCTGCGGCGCAAGCTCAGTCTGATCGGCAAGACCTCCCGTCTGGTGGGAAAGTGCAAGCTATCACTGGTGCTGTTGGTGGTGCTGACGGTGCTGTATTCATGGACAAGTCAATATACCGGGTTAGTTATGAGGGTGCGCCGTTAGTCTTCAGCTTTACGGAAGTAGAGCGTGGGCGCGGTGCGTTTATTGCAAACTCTGTTGTCAACGTCGGCCCTTTTGCGGCTTACATTGGCGAGGACGGGTTCTTCTTATTCGACGGGTCACAATCTCAACCAATAGGGGCGCAGAAAGTTGATGAGTTCTTCTTCGACGATTTGGATTTTAATTACATTGACAGAGTTAGCAGCGGGGCTGATCCCGTAAAGAAACAGATATACTGGTCATACCCTTCGGCCCCTAGTTCTACAGGCGAGCCTGACACGTTGATAGTTTACAACTGGGAGACCCAGCGGTGGACTTATGGCAAGCAGAGTTGCTACACGCTGTTCTCAGAGATCACAAAGTCATACACACTAGAGCAGCTAAACAGCTTCGGTAATGTTGACACGATCACAACTTCTTTCGACAGCCGCATCTGGATTGAGGGGCAGCTAGTGTTGTCTGGCTTTGACGCTAATTTCAAGCTGGCTTCTTTTGCTGGTGGTGCATTACCCGCAACAATGACAACAACGGAAGTCGGGGGCATGGAACTGTTCACAAAGCCCAATGAGAGGCTCTACGTTGATGGTGTGCGGCCATACGTTGACGGTGGCACCTATACGGCCAGCTTAGTCTACAGGGACAGCCCCAGCGGCTCTGTATCGACTGACGGGCCTAACTCAGTGGACACTGACGGCATGGCTAACTTCACACGATCTTGCAGATATGCGCGTATCCAAATTGACATTGCAGAAGACGCCTTGTGGTCACACGCGCAGGGAGTTGACTTAGCTGTAACAGAAGATGGTGAGTTCTGATGGCTGTCCTTAATTACACACCGCAAGATGGTGTTCTCCCAGTAGACCAAGAATTAACATTGGATGAGATATTGCAGCTTCTTAATGTCCCGGTATCGCCAGATGGAGAATCTGCGGTAGACTACGCAGATGCAAACCAAGAGATAGCATACACAGGAACCCCAGAAGAAACAGATTTTATGCCTCAAAGAGGACTGCCAACGCCCCCGTCAATCGCTGATGAGATAGCACAGTCTTTTAGAATTCATGGTAGCGGGTCGGGGAAGCCTGTTACTGATGTTGGGGAACACGGCGTAAGGCAAGGTGGATATGGGGTGTCGGGTGGTGTAGAGGCAAGGCTACCCGCTGATTTTCTAGCTAAAAATGCTCTGCTTGGGGCGTCCCTTGGCGGGTCGCACTATAGAGGTGATGTCTACCTGCCGCAAGAAATGCAAGACATGGGCGCACCAGCAGAGATAAGCTATGGCGACACGTTCATTGACAATGTAGGTCTCAACTACCAAGACGGCGATATATCTGCTGGGGCAAACTACAACCCACAATCTGACGACATCAGCGCAAACTTTAAGAATGGCGGTTTTTCGGCTAACGCAAGATATAACCCTACCACAAGAGATAAAATGTTATACGCAAAATATATTTTAAATTTTTAGTAATGGTGATTTTTAATGGGCGTTCTGCCAACTCTTAAAAAATAGGCAAAGATCAATGACAGTCTCAACATTCCCAGAGCCGCCAACAGACCTAGAAGACCAACGACGATTCAACCGCATTCAGTCGCAGTCAATATCTGCGGTGCTTAAAGGTCGCACAAACAACGTCATCGACTTCACGGCAACGGCAAGTGCGCATTCTACAACAGTCACAGACAGCCGCATAGGCGTTAACACTGTGGCAATAGCAATCCCAACAACTGCGAACGCCGCGTCTGCGGCAGTGTTCCCATACAGAGACTTTAGCAACCCTGTAAATGGGTCGATGTCACTAATCCATACAAACAGCGGCCACACGGATAATACATACAAGATAATATTGGTTGGCTAATGACTGAGGTATTTTCCCCAGCGCCATTGGATCACGTTATACATTTAATGTCGCAATCGGATGTTCATAAAAACTGGAACATGGAGCAAGTCTCTCGCATTATTATCCCGCCTGTTAACTCTATGCAAAACATCGGATTGTTTCGAAATAATCAATTACACGGTTGGGTGTCATGGGGATTTACAGACAGAGAAAAAGCTGATATGTTTCTTGACGGTAGCTACAGATTGCAAGTTGAAGATTGGAGAAGCGGCAACGTTCTTATCTTCGCAGATTTCATAACCCCATTTGGGGATGCTCGAAAACTGTACCGTAAATGCCGCGACCTATTCCCAGACTATCCAAAAGCAGAATGGCGGCGGCACAAAAAATCAAGACGGATCAGTTCCGATTTGATGGTAAAGCAAAGGGTTATTAAATGAGTGGTGACGGCGAAGGCGGCGACGAGGGCGGCGACGAGGGCGACTCAGGCGCGGGTGCTGATGTCGGCGGCGCGGGTGGTGTTGGCACTGGTCCTGACGGCGGTCAAGGTGCTGGCGGTCAAGGTGCCGCCGTTCAAGGTTCCGCTGGTTCTAATGTTGGTCCTGCATCATTTGCACCAGCTTTCTTCGCGGAACCAAATGTTCACACCCCCAACGCGCCAATGACAGGAGTTGGTTTCACAGGCCCAACATCTACAAGCACAACGACTGATGTAGCAGGATTTTTAAGCGATCTATTTTCGCCTGTCCCCGGCGTTAGGGAGTCAATAACAGGGATTAACCCCGCCTATGGCACGTTAGCTGACGCAATGGAAGCTGCAAACCCGCCAAGCGATCCAAACCCTTTGGGGATAATTGGCGACGATGATTCAGATGGTGGGCCTGACTATCTATACAAACCCATACTCCAAGCCCCTCAAGCCCCTCAAGCAAATCCAACGTTGTTAAACCCTGTTCCAGTAGCAATGCGCCCACAATATGAGTTCAAAAGAAATTGGTGGGAAGGCAACAAGTTTGTTCCCGCCCCAATTACGAGGATAACCTAATGAGTGGTGACAGCGAACCAGCAACATATCAAACTGTCCAAACAGACAACGCCCCTTGGGCCAAACAGCAGCCATACTTGGAATCAGGGTTTGAGCTTGCAAAGACAAATGTCTTAGAGAAGCCCACAGAGCCATACCCAAATAGTGCAGTTGTGCCATTTGCGCCTCAGTCTGAGACAGGTCTGCAAATGCAAGAACAACGCGCATTGGCTGGATCACCAGTTACGCAAGCTGGGCAGGCAATGGTTCAAGACACGCTTGAGGGCGACTATTTGTCGGCGGGGAACCCGTATTTCCAACAGGCAGTCACCGCAGCAACACGGCCTATGGTTGAGACGTTCAACGAAGATGTCCTTCCGGGCATTCAGTCTGGGTTCAGTGGCGCAGGTCGATACGGCTCTGGTCTACAGCAACGCGGTCAACAACGTGCAGGTGAGACATTACTAAGGCAAGTTGGCGACGTTGCTGGAACAATGTCTGCGTCTATGTATGGTGACGAGCGTAACCGTCAAATGCAAGCGGGACTGCTCGCACCTGACATGGCTGCTCAAGATTACACAGACATTGCTCAGTTGAAGCAGGTTGGCGCAGAACGTGAAGGCATGGCTGGCGTTGAATTGCAAGATGATATTAACAGGTTCTACGCAGAACAGAATGCACCTAAAGATGCCTTGTCTAATTACATGGCACTAATCAAGGGCGGGTATGGGTCACAAGGTTCTCAGACTACGCCCCTCTATCGCAATAAACCCGCTGAATATCTTGGGGCGGCATCGTCACTTGCTGGGATCGGGACTTCATTGTTTGGAAAGGGTTCGGGGATATTCCGTACATAAGGATCAATTAAATGGCGACATACAAACCATTACTACCCACCGCTGCTGATAAAGAGCGAGGACTTACGCAAGGCTTGTTGCAACTTGGTCAAAGCCTATCTGCCTCTGGGGGATACTCAAAGATGCCGACATCATTCATGTCTGCACTGGGTCAAGGTGGCGCTGCATTTGGTCAAGGTTACCAGAGCGAAATAGAAAGAGCAAAAGAGGGGCAGCTTCAGAACTTACAATATCAGCAAGCTCAAGCCCAGATGGAGCAAACGCGAATGGATATTGATGCTGCCAAGCGGAAACAGGCGCAAGAGGCCCAAGCACAACTTGTCGCGGATCAATACGTCAATAGCAAGACAATGGGCGGCGGTGCTGCGGGTGGTCAGATGGGGCCAACAGTTGGCGCTGGTGCTGCTTTAAGTGCAATGGACCCCTTACAGAGGGCAAGGATGGAAGCTAACTCAGTCGGGGCTTTGCAGGCAGACATTGCTGCGAAGGCTGCGTCTGATGCTGCTACCCTTGATTTTGAGCGTAAAAAGGAAATCGAGCGCCTCAAAGTTTCCGGTGAAGGTGGGTTGAAGGCAAAAGATATTGTTACACTTGAGAGTGCCGCAAACAAGAGAGTCTCGGCAGCACTTAAACCCTCGCTGGAGCGTATCAACGCGTTCAAAGCACTTGAGGCAACGCAAGACAACCCGGCAATGGCAACGCAGCAAATAAGGGATGGCTTCTCGATTGACGGGGTGCCTATCAACCCTTCTCAGGTTATAGCGTCAGGTCAGGGCGCTGCTGACCTTGCACTGATCTTCGGCTTTATGAAAATGCTTGACCCGACTTCTGTCGTCAGAGAAAGTGAATTTGGCATGGCTGCACAGACGGGCGGCTTGCCGGGGTATTTGAAAAGTATGTTGGGCAAGGTGTCGAGCGGTGATGTTTTGACTCCTACTGAGCGCAAGAAACTTTTAGGCCAAGCCAGAAACCAATTCGACACTGCTGACAGAACGGTACAAAACAGGTTGACGTCTGAAAGGGAACGGTTTGCCAGTTATGGGTACGGGGGGCTTGATGCAAACCGCGCTTTCAGTGGTATCTATGACCTGTACAAGCCACGAATTGATAGAAGTATATTTTCAACGGGTAGTCCACCACCCCCAATGACAGAAAGTGAACTTAAAGAGTTAGAGGCGCTTAAAGCAAAACATAGGAAAGGGCCAAACCAATGACCCCACAAGAAGAACTTCAAGAATTACGAGAACTTGAAAGGCTTAAAGAATTAGAGGCCAAAGCGGCTGGGCAGGTTCCTAATGGGTTTGATCCGAATTTGGTCGATTATGCACAGCAGATTTTTGGTCAAGGTATGCTTATGGGCGTCGGCGATGAAATATCTGCTGCATTTCAAGCGGGTGCAGACGCAATTGTCCAAGGCAAACCTGTCCAAGAAGCATATGCTGAAAGACTCAAACAAGTACGCGCCGACATGAAGGCGACAGAAGACGATTTAGGAACACTCGGAACTCTTGCGTTGCAAGGTGGTGGTTCGCTGCTTACGGGAGGTCTGGGTGCTGGGAGGTTTATCGCAGGAAAAGGTTTATCACTAGGCGCGAAGGCACTGCGTGGCAGTATGCAAGGAGCGGCTCAAGGCGCTGGTACAGGCTATGGCATGAGCACAAAGGGGACTGTGGATAATCCATTAGGCACCCTTGGCGACACGGCGCTTGGTGGTGCGATTGGCGCATTTGGTGGCGCTGCTTTCCCAGCGATAGGACACGCCATTCAAAAAGGCGTTTCGGCTGTTGGTCGCATTCTCCCCGGCGGCGCTCAAAGACAAGCGGCAAACGTAATTCAAGCGACCATCCCAAGGAAGCAAGTCGCTGCATTAGAGAAAAAGGTCAATGCCGACCCTCTAAGCGTTATCGCTGATTATGCCCCTGTTGACACTCAACGTGCGGCGGGTGCGGCTGTCAGAAACATTGGTGGTGGGCCACAAGCGAAGTTCTTGGCTGCTCGACAGGCGTCACAGGACGCACGTATCTTGCCGCAGGTTAACAAGCAAATATCAAGCGATGGTGCTGCTGATACGATTGAAGCAATCGGGAAGTCAAGACGCGCACTCGCTAGTAAAAACTATGGCAAGGTCTACGAGACAAAGGTGCCACTTACTGACGAATTAAAGGGCTTCTTTGAAACCAAAGACGCAAAACAGGCGTACAAGCTCGCTCAAACAATCGCAGAGCGTGAGGGTGTAACATTGCCTAAACTCTTTACCAAGACAGACGCTGGAAAAGTGTATGCACAGCCTAACGCAAGAATGCTTGACTATATGAAGCAGGGTTTTGACGCGATTGTTGAGAAAGAATTTAAGAAAAGCGGCACTATGGGTTCAAGCGCGAAAGGTCTGCGTGATAGGTTCCGTGACCACTTAGACGATATAATCCCAGATTACAAGAACGCCCGCTCAACTTATGCAGGGCAGTCGGCAGCAATGGAAGCTGCTGAAAATGGTCGAAAGTTTATGCAGAGCTTGGATGCCGAAAAAAGCGCCATGGCTGGGTTTGGCAAAGCTGACATTGCCAAAATGGGGGCGCATGAGCTTGAGGCTTTCCGTTCGGGTGCTGCTTCGGTATTAGTCAAGAAGATCAAAGGCAAGCCGCCATACGCTGACGTTACAAATATATTTAATTCGAGAGCCGCTAGAGAAGCAATGGACGATCTCCTTGGGAAGGCTGGCGCACGCGAGTTCCGTAAAACAGTAAAGAGTGAAGCCGCAAAAGCCAAAACATTTGCTGAACTTAGTGGGTCACAAACATCACAACGACAGAGTGCTGGTAATAGTTTGCTTAATTACATTCCCGAAGTTGTTACGGGTGCAGACCCGACGACGATGCTTCTTCGTGGCGCTTTAAATAAAATGGCACCTCAGCCAGAAGATGTTTCTCAAGTCGTGTCTCGTCTGCTCGCCTCACCTAAAGCCGCAGACAAGGCAGAAGCATTTCGGATTATGCAAGAAGGTGCAATTATGCGCCCATTAAGTTATGGTGGCGGTCTATTCCAAGGTGCAACTAGCGGCCTTGGCGGGTACACTGGCGGCGTGTTAGGAGCACAACAACAATGGCTGAAATAAATTCACTAAACGTCGTAGACGCAGACAACACGTCACGGTTCCCAGAGAACCAGTTGCCGTCCACAGTGAACAATGGCGCTCGCGCATTAGAGGGCATCATTGCACGTTGGGACAAGGACACGAACGCCTCACTTTCTGCTGGAGGGTCGGCTAACGCAATTACTATCTCTGCGAACCAAACTCTGTCAGCATACTATGACGGCCTTGTCATAGCCTTTGAGGCTGGTGCAACAAACACTGGCGCGGTGACGATTAACGTGGACAGCGTTGGCGTTAAATCATTAAAGAAGAACGTCACTGACGCGATGGACGCCGGGGATATTGTCAACGGCCAAAAGGTTATTGCCATTTATGACGGCACAAACTTCCAGATTGTTTCTGCATACATTGATATCACTCAGTCAACGTTGGCCGAGAACTGGGCAACAAAAACTGACGGAGTGGTGGAAAGCTCTGAGTACAGTTCCAAGGCGTATGCGATAGGCGGTACAGGTGTCACAGACACTGCTGGCAAGGGCGCAGCCAAAGAGTGGGCTACCGCAGCAGAAGACGATACTGTTGATGGCAGCGAATACAGCGCCAAGCACTATTCTACCAAAGCATCCGCAAGCGCATCATCAGCATCGACATCAGCTTCTGCGGCGTCTGCATCAGCTTCTGCGGCGTCTGCTTCTGTCTTATCATACAATTTTAGCACAACAACAACTATGGCTGATCCGGGTAGCGGAAATGTCAGATTTAATAATGGAACAATATCTAGCGTCTCCGCGATTGCAATCGACGATTTAGACGCAAGCGGTAATGACAGGTCAGCCGTCATCATATCTTTTGATGATAGCACAAACACCGTCAAAGGGTCGTTAAGTTTTACAACGGCAAGCGGTGACATTGCTAGTTTTGACATAACTGGCCTAACCGACAATTCTGGGTGGGTCCAAATTGCAGTCACTCATGTTTCATCTAACGGAACATTTAGTAATTCTGAAGCCACATTTATTGGCTTTGCTCGTGCTGGCGATAAAGGCACAGATGGGTCTGGTGACGTATCTGGCCCAGCATCTGCCACAGACAATGCGTTAGCTCGGTATGATGGAACAGGCGGTAAAATATTACAAAACTCTGGTGTAACGGCTGACGACAGTGGAAACATTGCAGCCAACAATTTAAGTGGCACAAACACGGGTGATGAGTCGGCTGCGTCGGCAACAGCTTCCGGTATTGTGGAGCTTGCAACGTCGGCTGAAGTCACAACAGGAACCGACACGGTGAGAGCCGTCACACCTGCCGGACTTCACGCTGGACTAGCTGGATTAACAGACACAACAATCACAGCGGCTGATGCAATTATTTTCTCTGACGCAACGGACAGCGGCAAATTAAAAGAAGACACTGTCCAAGGCATCCTTGATTTAGCACTTCCGTATGTAGCACCGTCAACATCAGGTAATGTGTTGACTTCTAATGGTTCTGCATGGACTAGCGCAGCCCCTGCTGGCGGGGGAGCATGGGAGTTTGTTGAGAAAGAAACAGCATCGAGCAGCACAACAATGACATTCAGTCATACTATTGAAGCCGGGTACGACTATTACATTACCTGCACAGACATAAAAAACAGCGCAGATACTTCAGCCGCAAACGCGCCAAAGGTTCAGTTAGGGACAGGCGCTGGCCCAACCTTTGTAACATCTGGCTACAAGGGCGGCGGATTTCGTTATGACACTACTGTGATCAGCGCTGCCAACGCCCCAACGGCTGGTTTTACTTGGTGGGTCTTGTCAACACTAGGTGGCGCAGTCGCTACTGAGAAGTGGCACGGTGACATGGTAATTCACAATCCTGCGGCAAATGAATTTACACAAGCTATTCTGAGATTTTGGGGCGAAAATAGCGCTGGTGACTACGTCGGGGGTTTGCTTTCACAAGCGCACGAAACAGCGGCAGTTGTTACTGCACTTCGCGTAGTTGCAACGTCAGGCAATTTTACTTCGGGCGAGTTCATATTATATAGGCGGGCAAGAGCATGACATACATATGTGTAGCCGAATGGGACAGCAATAACGTAATCCTCGCTGAAGGCAGAGCAGACACAGAAGATGCTGCACAAGCGAATGTAGCGATTATGGTCAGCGAAGGGTACAGCAACGCATTCTATGCGGAACTGCCAAGTGGTTCTCAAGGCTATCTTAGAGTATCTGGAAGTTCAGTTGTTGTAGATACGGATCAAGAAGCCGCTGACGCTCTTGCAGCTAAGTGGGCTGAAGTTAGATCACAACGAGACCAGCTTCTTGCTGCATCCGACTACACCCAAGTAGCAGACGCCCCCGGCGACACAGCGGCATGGGCAACGTATCGCCAAGCCCTGAGAGACGTGCCATCACAGTCTGACGTGGATAATATTACTTGGCCTCAAGAGCCTAGCTAACAATGATCGCTGAATCTCTTGCAGCATTTGCCTTAGT